AAGAAGCTATTGAAGATAACTTGTATGACTCGTTATCCGCTCGTTATACCAAAGGTTTGGCTCGTGCTATGGCTTATACCAAACAGGTTAAAGCTGCTGCTGTATTAAACAATGGTTTCACAGCTGGTTACAACGGCGGTGATGGTGTTCCTTTGTTCTCTGCGTCACACCCATTGGTATCTGGTGGTACAAACAGCAACGTTCCATCTACTCCTGCTGACTTGAATGAGACTTCTTTAGAAGCCGCTGTAATTCAAATCGCTGCTTGGACTGATGAACGTGGTTTGTTAATTGCTGCTAAACCTAAGAAGTTGGTTGTTCCTCCTGCATTACAGTTCGTGTCAACTCGTTTGCTTGAAACTGAATTGCGTATTGGTACAAACGACAATGATATCAACGCTATCAAGAACAACGGTTCTATTCCAGAAGGTTACACAGTTAACAACTTCTTGACTGATACCAATGCTTGGTTCCTGACTACTGATGTCCCAAATGGTATGAAGTATTTTATTCGTACTCCTTTGAGCAACAGCATGGACGGCGATTTTGATACTGGTAATGTTCGTTACAAGTCTCGTGAGCGTTATTCTTTTGGTTTTTCTGATCCACTCGGAATGTTTGGTTCAGCAGGCGCTTAATAAGCACCTACGCAGTACTAAAACCTCGCCCAAAAAGCGGGGTTTTTTTTATAAAAATCTTTGCACAAATAAGAAAATGTAGTAATATTCAATAAACCGGGAAAACCGGCCATCTAGACTGTCCCGGCAGACGCATACACGACTATTTGGCTTATCTTTGTATGAAGGACAATTCGTTATGACTTTAGCTACTACTTCGTCTCTATGGCGTTCAACAGGTGGCGATTCAACTCGCACCGCTTATGCTGGTTCGATGGAAATGATCGCCCAGTTTTTTATTGCTAACACATCATCCACAACTGCAAACGTAACAGTTTCATCTACTAACAACGCTGCCGTTATTTTGCCAGCTAACACGGTTGTTCTACGTGTCACTATTAGTACTGGTTCAACTGGTGCAAACTCAACAGCTAACATAGGGTTTACCCCAATTACTGGTGGCGCCCCCGGACAAGCAATTGCTTTAGGCACTAACGTTCCTGCTGCTTTTACAAACGCTGCTAACGTAGTTGCTCGCACAACTATTAACGTAGGTGGTACAGGCGGCGGTGCTTCTTTAGGCAACGTAGCTAATGCAACTAATTTAATTATTGTTACTTCTGCTATTGGCGGCGCTGGTGCTATTGGTGGACCTGTAACGGGTTTAATTAGCTATTACGTAGCCGACAATGGTCAGCAAAACGTTTAATTAATCTAGGGGGTTCGCCCCCATTTAAATCTTTAGGAGATTAATTATGGGTATGCAAACTGATGTAAAGTCTACTGCGTGTGCAAATGCTGCAACGACTATAGTATTTAACGGTCCTGCACGTGTTAAAGGCATAACAATCAGCTATGCTTCTGGCGGCGTTGTTTTTGTAGCTAATAACACAAGCAACGTATTTGTATTTACAGCCCCTGCTGCTATTGGCTCAATTAACGTTGCTATTCCCGGCGAAGGAATTCGTTGTGAAGGTAATGTTACTGCTAACTGTGTTGGCGCAACTGCTGTAGTATTTTATGGCTAAGAAAAAAGGACCCTCTCTTGCGATTGGTCGTGGTGAAAAGTTGCCTGTATCTAAGGGCGCTGGGCTTACCGCCAAAGGCCGTGCTAAGTATAATGCGGCTACTGGCTCGAATCTAAAGGCTCCACAGCCCGAAGGTGGCCCACGGAAAAAGTCATTCTGCGCACGTATGTCTGGTATGCCCGGTCCAATGAAAGATGAGAAGGGTAAACCTACTCGTAAAGCGGCTTCACTAGCCCGATGGAAATGCTGATGAAAGACCCATTTATGAACATGAACGAAGCAAGCAAACATATTATTGATTTTGCTTCTATTGCAACTGTATTAGGAACCTTGGCTGATATGTTACCTGCTGTTGCCGCAATATTTACGATAGTCTGGACGGTTATTCGCATCTACGAAACTAAGACAGTACAAGGTTGGCTAGGAAAAAAAGATGCCATCAACAAGTAAAAAGCAACATAACTTTATGGCAGCAATTGCAAATAATCCAAAATTTGCTAAAAAGGTAGGAGTATCACAGTCAGTAGGTAAAGATTTTAACAACGCCGATAAAGGCAAAACTTTTAAAGAAGGTGGAACCATGAAAAAGATGAACCCAGGAATGATGGCTATGCTGGCTAAGAAAAAAGCTCCTATGGCTACTAAAGAAATGCCTATGAAAAAAGGCGGTAAAGTTAAAAAAATGATGGGTGGCGGTATGTATGCTAAAGGCGGCACAGCTAAGAAGACTACAAAGAAAATGACTATGGGTGGAAAGGCTTGTTAATATGGCACTCAAACCTGTTGACTCTGAAGAAAATCCCGGCTTAGGCAAGTTACCCACAGAAGTGCGTAACAAGATGGGCTATGCTAAAAAAGGTGGACTTATGAAACACGAAGATATTAAAAAAGACATGCCAATGATGAAAAAAGTGGCTAAGCAAGAAGTTAAAGCACACGAAAAATCAATGCATAAAATGGCTAAGGGTGGCGTAACCCGTGCCGATGGCTGCGTTACCAAGGGTCATACAAAAGGCACAATGATTAAGATGACCTCTGGTGGGATGTGCTAATCATGGCTAAAAAAATAAAACGCTTTGTTAATGGTGGAGGGTCTGGATATACTGGTGATGACCCAATTGTTAAATATCGCATGGGTATGATTGATGCCAAGGGCAATGACCTTACTAAAAAGGCTAGTGAACCAACAGTTGAACCAAAAGTTGAAACTGAGACTACACAAGGCCAAAACAAAATGATTGACGATGCAACTCGTGAACGTGCAATGTCATCTATTACATCTAAAAGCAAATCCGCTACTTCAGAAACACCTAAAGCTAGTAAAGCTACAGTTAAAGCTGTAGAAAAAACAGCAGCTAAAACTGAAGAAAAAGAAGAAACACCAACTAAGAAAAGCTCTGTACAAGACGCTAAGGATGTAATAGTCCCTAAAAGCATGTCAATGCCCAAATCGTTTAAAGACGCTGGTGGTAACACTAAAGCTACTAAATCTACAGCTAAAATGCCATCTATGGCTATTAACTTACCAGACCCCCTTGCTGGTTTTAATTCAAAAGGAAAGCGTTATTCTGGTCGTGATATTGAATATCAAGATGCTGGATATAAAAAGGGCGGTAAAGTAAAGTCTGCTTCAGCCCGTGCTGATGGTTGCGCTATTCGTGGAAAAACGAGGGCATAATGAAAGCACTAAAAAAGGCTGGTTTTTATGATGCAGGAAAAACTAAAGCTGAACGATTAAAAATTATTGATGCTGTCACCACTAAACCACAGCGGGTAGAGATGGTTGATAAATTATTTTTAAGTAAAAAAATGAAGACGGGTGGTGTAACCCGTGCAGATGGCTGTGCTGTTAAAGGTAAAACTAAAGGGCGCATGATATGAGAGCTTCTCGTGGTATGGGCGACATCGCCTCTTCTAAGATGCCTAAAGGTGTTAAAAAAGAACGCAGGGACGACACCGATTTCACTCAATTTAAGAAAGGTGGATTAGCTCAACAAGCAGCTACGGCTATTGCTATGAAAGCAGCAGGCGTAAAGCCCAAAAAAATGGCTGGCGGCGGTCTTTATGCCAACATCGCCGCTAAGAAAAAACGTATTGCTTCTGGTTCAGGCGAAAAAATGAAAAGCGTAGGAGACAAAGGCGCACCCAAGAAAGGCGATTTTGCTAATGCAGCCAAAACAGCTAAGTACGCCGAAGGCGGTACAACTAAGTCTAAGGTAAATGAAGCAGGTAACTACACCAAACCTGATTTACGTAAACGTATTTTTAACAGCGTTAAAGCCGCTGCAATCGTAGGTACTGGTGCAGGTCAATGGTCAGCTAGAAAAGCACAAGTAATGGCTAAACGCTATAAAGCCGCTGGCGGTGGATATCGTGATTAAATGGTTCTGGAGATTAATTAATGGCACTAGCAAAATCACAACAGAGCCTGAAGTCTTGGGGCGACCAGAAGTGGACAACAAAGTCAGGAAAGAAGTCGTCAGAAACAGGCGAGCGGTACCTGCCAAAAAAAGCAATACAAGCGTTAAGCCCGCAGGAGTACGCAGCAACAACAAAAGCAAAACGAGCGGGAAAAGCACAGGGCAAACAGTTTGTGTCTCAGCCAGCAAAAGTAAAAGCAAAAGTAAAACCGTTTAGGAAAATATGACCACTAAAGGCCAGTCGATATTTAATCTTGACCTTAACGACATCGTTGAGGAGGCGTTTGAACGTGCGGGATTAGAGCTGCGCACAGGATATGACTTACGTACTGCTCGTCGTTCAATGAACTTAATGACTATTGAGTGGGCTAATCGTGGTATTAACTTGTGGACTATTGAGCAAGGTCAGATTGTGATGGAGACTGGGCAGCCTGTGTACCCACTTCCAGTAGATACGATTGACTTGTTAGATACGGTAGTGCGAACCAATAATGGCGTACAAAGCAACCAGATTGACATCAATATTACCCGTATCTCTGAATCTACCTATATCACTATACCTAACAAATTGGCACAAGGCCGACCAATTCAGGTTTGGATTAATCGCCAATCTGGACAAGAAAACCTTAGCACAGCGGTATTAGCAGCAAGCGTTACCTCTACAGATACAACCATTACACTTAGCTCTACATACAACTTAGCTACAGCAGGGTTTATTAAGATTGGTACCGAAACTATTGGATATGCTAACGTGAATGACAATCAGCTTATTAATTGTTATCGTGGGCAAGCAGACACAACAGCGGCAGCACACTTTACTAGCGACACAATTACGGTTCAGAATCTACCTGCAATTAATGTATGGCCTAGTCCTAATTCTCCTGGTGACCAATATACATTTGTTTATTACCGTTTGCGCCGTATTCAAGATGCTGGTAATGGTATTAATACCCAAGATATTCCTTTCCGCTTCCTACCTTGTATGGTAGCTGGACTAGCTTACTTTATTGCAATGAAAAAACCTGAAGTTGATGGGCAAAGAGTACTGGCGTTAAAAGCCGCATATGATGAGCAATTTGCTTTAGCTGCTGATGAAGACCGGGAAAAAGCCTCTGTTAGATTTGTCCCACGTCAGCTATTCTATTGAGGTTATGAATGCCGTCAAAATATGCGTCAGGGAAGTATTCAATTGCCGAGTGCGACCGTTGTGGTCAGCGATATAAACTTAAGGAATTAAAGAAAGAGGTAATTAAGACCAAGTTGTATCAGATTAAGGTTTGTCCAGCGTGTTGGGATCCAGATCAACCGCAGTTGCAGTTAGGTATGTATCCGGTCAATGACCCGCAAGCAGTTCGGGAACCAAGACCAGATGTTAGTTATCAACAGTCTGGTAATAACGGATTACAGACTAATATTAATGGTGGTACTGGGGTATATGGTTTTGGTAATCCAGATATGGGTAGTAGGGTGTTTCAATGGGGTTGGAATCCTGTAGGTGGTGCAAGGTTATTTGATACGGCTTTAACAGAAAATGACTTGATAGGTAGTACACAAATTGGTACAGTAACGGTAAATATAACTTAGGAGTAAATCATGGGATTTAAAAAAGACGCAGATGGCATTACTAAAACAGGTAAAACTAATCCAAAGGTTTACCCTAACGATGGCCCAAAAGTAATTCAAAACGGTCCAAAAGCTAATAAAAGTTCTTTAAACAAGAACATGAAAGCTATGGGTCGTAACATGGCTCGTTGTGCTAATCAAAGAGGTAGTTAATCATGGCTAAATTTTCTAAAAAAGTAATGGGTAAAGAAGTAGGCTCTGCTGAAGTTTATGCACAGCCACATACCATGAAAGGCACTGCAATGAGTGCAAAAGACGCAATGAAAGCCGTTAGTCGTAAGCCTGATCCAAACACATTAAAAGCTACTGATATGAAACCGGGTGGTCAACCAGCCCCACGTGTAAGCGCTGGTGATCCAGATCGTGATGATGTTAAAACTACTGGTATGAAGCAACGTGGATCTGGCGCAGCTACTAAAGGCTTTACTTCTAGAGGGCCGATGGGCTAATGAATTACTCAGAACTTTTTACGCAAATACAGACGTACACTGAGAATCAGTTCCCAGACACGTTTGTGCAGGTAACTACTGGGGGCAGCCAGACTAACGTCAACGCTGTTACCCAGATTAACACCTTTATTATGCAAGCTGAAAAGCGCATTTATAACTCGGTGCAGATACCTTCTTTGCGTAAAAACGTTACAGGTAACTGTTCTAGTACCAGCAAATACTTAGCTTGCCCAAATGATTATTTATCTTCATACTCACTAGCGGTTATTAATACGGACGGTACATATGAGTATTTACTTAATAAAGACGTAAACTTTATACGTCAAGCCTATCCAAACCCTACTGATACTGGTTTACCTCGTTATTATGCTTTGTTTGGATCTCGGTTAAATGACCCAACTGAACTTACTTTTATACTTGGGCCGTCGCCCGACGCTAATTACGGGGCAGAGCTACATTACTTCTATTACCCAGAATCTATTATAACTAATGGTACTTCTTGGCTTGGTGACAACTACAGCCCTGTATTACTTTATGGTTCTTTGGTAGAGGCGTACACCTACATGAAAGGTGAAACGGATATGTTAGCAGCCTATAATGCCAAGTATAATGAAGCATTATCACAATTGAATCGTTTGGGAACCGGCCTTGAGCGTGGCGATGCGTACAGAGACGGACAAGCAAAAATCAGGGTTAACCCTTAAATTTAATAGGAGTCAGAAATGGCAATTACTCAAGGCATGGCAGATTCGTTTAAGGTTCAAATCCTTAGCGGTCAACAAAATCTAGTATCAGGCGCAAGCCCCGTATATAAACTTGCTTTGTATACAAGCTCTGCAACATTAAGCAACGCTACAACCGCTTACACAACGGTAAATGAGCAGACTAGTTCATCTTCAAACTACACTGCTGGTGGTAATACACTAACAGTTAGCACAAGCCCAACTTCTACTGGTAACGTAGCGTTTTTATCGTTTGCTAACAGCTCTTGGACTAATGCAAATATTACTGCTAATGGCGCTTTGATCTACAACTCAACTGCAAATACGGCTGTTGCGGTCTTGGCTTTTGGTGGTGATAAGACAGCGACTAACGGTACATTTAGTGTAATCTTTCCTACTGCAGACGCAAGCAACGCTATTATACGAATAGCCTGATCGGAGCTTTAAATGGCTCTTGTTTTAAAAGATCGGGTAAAGTCAAATACCGTTACGACTGGTACGGGGACACTTGTCCTTGGTAATGCCGCTTTAGGCTATCAAGGCTTTGATGTTATTGGCAATGCTAATTCGACTTACTACACTATTACTGATGCAACATCGGGTGCGTGGGAAGTAGGTATTGGCACGTACTATTCTGGTAACACATCGTTAACTAGAGATACAGTCCTTTCTTCTAATAATTCAAGCGCATTGGTTAGTTTTCCCGCTGGTACTAAAGACGTATTCGTTACGCAGCCAGCCGAAGTAACTGCTATTGGTGGTGGAAATCAAGCCATTCATATTAACCAAACTACAGTAACTGGAAATTACACAATTACTACTGGCACAAACGGTTTCTCTGTAGGCCCAATAACAACGGCTAACGGGGTATCTGTAACGGTTGGCGCTAACGCTTCTTGGGTGGTTATATGAGTACTATATCTGCTGGAAATACAATAACCACTTCAGTAGTAATTACTGGGGATACTACTGGTAATTTAATATTTACAACTAGTGGGGCAAACACAACTGCTTTAACTATTGACGCAAGTCAAAACGCTACATTTGCTGGTGGTATAGCCGGTAGTGGCGCTGCTGTTACTTTTCAACAATCTTACGGAGGCTTTTAAATGCCAGCCAATACACTACCAATTTTCCCCAATGTACCGATTATCGGTATTGGAAGTTTAGTTTCTAACACGGCAGTTACCGCCCGTACCGTTATTACTGGTACAACAGGCTTAACTCAAGTTACAGCTAATTCAACAAACGGCACACGCATTGATGCAATTACTGTTAAAGGTCAAGGCACAACTGTAGCTACAATTCAAGATATTTGGATTAATGATGGCACAAGTTCATACTTGTTTGATGAGATTTCTTTAGCGGCTGCTACAGCAAATACTACAGCTTTTTCAATAGCAAATACTATTTCTTATACAACGCTGACTTTGCCGCCTACATATCGTTTGTTCACTTCACAGCAAGTATCGGCTAACGTAACTGTTATTGCCTTTGGCGGAACCTACTAAAAATGCCTTTCAATAAGTCATTCAAACAGGATGCTGTTATTACCACGCAAAGTGGTATTGTTGACTCATCAAAAAATACTGGTGCTTTAACTATACCTACAGGTACTACTGCACAAAGACCTGCAAGTCCTGTTAATGGAATGACAAGGCTTAATACAACCTTAGATCAATATGAAATTTACTTTACTTCTGGTGGTTGGATAGCAATAGCTTCTGGTGGTTATGAAGTTACTTATTTAGCCGTTGCTGGTGGTGGCGGCGGTGCGTCTGGACAGTCTGGTGGAGGAGGCGGAGGAGCTGGAGGTTTGCTTTCTAGCACAGCAACTGTTGTTCCAACAACTACATACACAATTACTGTAGGAGCAGGTGGTGCAGGTGGCATAAATTCAACAGGTGCGCCCGGTGCTAATGGAACGTCTTCTATTTTTGGTGTTATAGCTACTGCTGTGGGTGGTGGCGGTAGCGATCAAAATGGCGGGTCTGGTGGTGGTAAAAGTTCTAATACTGCAGCAACATCTGGTACTGCTGGCCAAGGAAATAATGGTGGAACTGGCTCTTCTGGTGGCGGTTACAACTGCGGTGGTGGGGGCGGTGGAGCTGGAGCTGCTGGAAGCAGTACTGGAAACGGGATAAATGGCGCTAACGGTGGCGTTGGTTTAGCTTATTCAATTAGTGGTACTTCTGTTTTTTACGCTGGCGGAGGTGGCGGTGGTAGTGACCAACGTGTTAGCGGCAGTAATGGTTCTGGTGGTAAT